GTTCTTTCAAAGATAGAGTGACCATGAGTAATCTTTGTCAGGAGATTACTTTACCCACATATCCACTACAACATATCGATGATCATTTGGGTGAGATTGCACTTTGTATCCTATCTGCAATTAATGTTGGTAAGGTTCAATCTGATAAAGAATTAGAAGATTTATGTGATTTATCTGTCCGTGCACTAGAGGAGTTGATTGATTATCAAGATTACCCTGTAAAGGCAGCAGAGATCGCTACAAAGGCAAGAAGATCACTTGGTGTAGGATTTATAGGTCTAGCACATTATTTGGCAAAACTTGGGTTCAAATATGACTCTCAAGAGGCATGGGATGCTGTTCATAGTTTATCAGAATCTTTTCAATATTACCTTTTAAAATCATCTAATCAGTTAGCAATTGAAAAAGGCCATTGTGAAAACTTCGGAAGAACAAAATATTCAGATGGAATACTTCCAATTGATACATATAAGAAGGATGTAGATGAAATTAGTAATTTAGAGTGTCAGCATGATTGGGAATCTCTTAGGTCATCTATCTTGGAGCACGGTCTCAGGCACTCAACATTGTCCGCACAAATGCCTTCGGAGAGTAGTTCCGTTGTGTCAAACGCAACAAATGGAATTGAACCTCCTAGAGCATACTTGTCCATTAAAAAATCAAAGAAGGGGCCTCTTAAGCAGGTTGTTCCATCTTATGGAAGTCTAAAAAACAATTACACTCTTCTTTGGGATATGCCTGATAATACCGGATATATTAACATAGTTGCAGTAATGCAAAAGTTTTTCGATCAAGCAATCTCTGGAAATTGGTCATACAATCCAGAGCATTTTGACGACTCTGAAGTTCCGGTTAGTGTGATGGCACAAGATTTATTAACAACATACAAATATGGTTGGAAGACATCCTATTATCAAAATACTAATGATATGAAAACTGATGATGTAGAATCAGATAAACCTGATATACTAGACTTGATTAACGAAATAGACGACGCAAACGAAGAGGAGTGCGAATCCTGTGCAATTTAAAATTTCATCAACAGAATCAAAACCAATGGCAGAAGTTAAGGGTATGACTGTGTTCAACACAAAAGATGTTGACACTAAGAAACAACCCATGTTTTTTGGACAACCATTAGGTGTTCAAAGATATGATAACTTCAAATATCCACAGTTTGAAAATTTAACTAAACAACAACTTGGATATTTTTGGAGACCAGAAGAGGTGTCTCTACAAAAAGACCGTGGTGATTACCAAACATTACGTCCAGAACAGAAACATATCTATACTTCTAACTTAAAGTATCAGATTATGCTTGACTCAGTTCAAGGTCGTGCACCCGGAATGGCATTTTTGCCATACTGTTCATTACCAGAACTTGAAGCATGTATGGAATGTTGGTCATTTATGGAAATGATACACTCACGTTCTTACACTTATGTAATTAAGAATGTCTATTCTGATCCATCTGAAGTATTTGATACAATCATTAATGATCCAAGAATACTAGAACGTGCTGCAAGTGTTACAGGTTCTTATGATGACTTTATCAACGAGGCACATGAGTATGATACTGGAAATCAATGGAAATCAGAGAACAAAGGTTCTTATCTGAGAGATTATACAAGAAAAGAATTAAAAAGAAAACTTTATAGGGCAGTCGCTAATGTCAATATTTTGGAAGGTATCCGCTTTTATGTATCTTTCGCTTGTAGTTTTGCTTTTGGTGAGCTTAAACTCATGGAAGGATCTGCGAAAATCATATCTCTTATTGCAAGAGATGAGAATCAGCATCTGGCAATAACCCAAAACATTTTAAATAATTGGAGAAAGGGTGATGATCCAGAGATGCAACAGATTATGAAAGAGGAAGAAGAGTGGACTATATCAATGTTTGACAAGTGTGTTAATGAAGAGAAAGCATGGGCAAAGTATTTGTTCAAAGATGGTAGTATGATTGGTTTAAATGACAAACTACTTCATCAGTATGTTGAGTGGGTATGTAATCGTAGATTAAGATCGATTCATCTTAAACCACAGTATGATATTCCTGCAAGAAACAATCCATTACCTTGGACTGAGCACTGGATATCTTCAAAAGGATTGCAGGTTGCACCACAGGAGACAGAGGTTGAATCTTATGTTGTGGGCGGAATAAAACAAGATGTCAAGAAAGACACATTTAGTGGGTTTAAACTGTAGGAAGTAGACTAGATAGTAATAATCTATCTAATCATGGATGCACTCTCATGCCCTTGGCCTGATCCTTTTTACAGAACTTATATGAACGGAAGACTTAAAAAAATTGACATGGAATCAAGACTTCTTAAAATTAAAAGAGGTCTTGACGAACACTCTTGGTATCCAGAGTGGAATGATACTCAAAGAGGTGCTGCACAACGCATACTAAATAATGCGTTAGAAGTGCTTCATGAGTATGACTATTGATTATGAAAATCCCTGGCTATATAAAGGTTCAAATTTCTCTTCTAATGATATTGGCGATTTCTTCGGTTACGTCTACATCATTACAAATAATAAGAACGGTAGGGAATATATCGGACGTAAATATTTTTGGCAGTTCAGAACTCCTAAAGGTAAAAAACGAAAAGTAAAATCAGAATCTGATTGGAAGAAGTATTATGGGTCTTGTCCGGAACTTAAAGAAGAAATTGGACGATTGGGTAAACAAAATTTTAGTCGAACTATCTTATCATTACATTATACAAAGGGCAAAACAAACTACGAAGAAACCAGACAACTCTTTACGAACAGGGTTCTTACGGAGCAGCTTGACGATGGAACCCCAAAATACTACAATAGCAACATACTCTCAAGATATTTTAGAAAAGATTACTATGAAGGGAACATCGACTGAGGAGACCGTATATTCAACACGTAAGTGGTCTATTGCTCGTATAGATGAAGCACAACCAGTCGCCGATAAAAATGCTATATACAAAGAGTTTGCAGAATGGATAGAACTTGAGATCGGTGACGATGATATAGAAGTTTTATCACTAGAACCACTAGACGATTACTACCGAGAATCAGAGGGTTGACAACTCTCAGATAGTATGTCATAATAAGTTTGTCGGACGCGACATAGGGAGTGACTGAATAAACTTACTGGCATATTGCTGGTTAAGGTGATGAGACAGAGGTGGTGCTCGCTGTCAGGAATGGCAGAACTATCTTACCAGATAGGTCTTAGGCAAAGATGTATTTACTCTGTAGTAATGCCCATCTTTTGTTGGTATACAGGAATCCAACCTCCCCCTTTCTTTTAAGACCTAAGATGCAACTTTATAAGTGGGGCAGAGGGTCTTATTTTTTTTAATTGATATGAAAGTAGATAAACCATGGGGATCATATGAGGTATTGTTGGACGAACCAACATACAAAGTAAAAAGAATTATAATCTTACCTCAACAACAACTCTCTCTACAGTATCATAATCTTAGAGAGGAGCATTGGACAATTGTAGAAGGTAGTGGAACTATACATGTTAATGGTGTGGATTTCCAAGGTGTTGTTGGTGATAGAATTATGATTAACAAAAAAGAGGTTCACCGAGCAAAGGCTAATCAAGAACGTTTAGTTTTTATTGAGGTTCAATTAGGTGAATGTAAAGAAGATGATATTATTAGATTAGAGGATCAGTATGGTAGAGTCAAATGATTATTGTAAAATGCAAAGATTGTAATAAAGAGATAACCAGTAGTAAGAAACCAGAGTCATGTGGATGTCCTAACATGTTGGTTGTAACAGGCGATTCATTTACGGCAAAAAATCTAAAGAAAGTTATAATGTTAAATAATAATACACAAAAAACAGATGCGAAAGCATTAACACCAGAAGAACTTGCTTGGCAAGAACAAAGAAGAAAAAGAAAAGTCAGAAAACTTGACTTTGAAATACGTTAAGTCTTAACATGATCGATACACTAATCAGAGAGTTTCCAGTAACTACTGTTACTAAACTCAAAAGAAAAAACGATTCTTACACTAAAGAAGAAGTTAATTTACTCATTGAAGCAGCTGTTAAAGAGGCAGTGAATCAAGCAAGAGAGATTGATGAGATATCAATGGCAAAGCATAATCGCGATGCCACTGTTATCAGTATGATTCTTGGATTCACCACTCTTGCATTATTTGTTGATGGTCTATTAAGAATGTTAGGAATCATTCCACCATTTATGCATATTGATGTTAATATATTAGATAAGATAGAGACTGATATAATTGATAAAATAAAACAAGTTCCTATTCAAAAGTTATTTCAACGACAATGAATGATTTTACTGTTTTTATCTTCCTTATATTTTTTGTAGGTGTATTTGGTGCAACATTTGCTTTCATGTGGAAGATGATGACTACCACTATTGATTCTCTAAACAAACCAATCAAAAGACAAAATATTCACCCAGAAATGACAGACGTTAAATCAGGTGAAGAACTTTTAGTATTTAATGTTGAAGATGATGACGATGATGATGTCATAATAATTCGTAGATAATATATAATATACGTCGCCATACTACAATGCCTGATAAAAAGGTTGCTTTAGAAAGATTACATGAAGATTACCGAGCAATTCAGAGGAAAAAGAAGGTAAGTAAAGAAGATGAGGCTATAATAGAATTATATACAACTGGTCGGGGATCCGATGCTTGACATTATCGCAGATTAAATTTAAAATAAACTGTAAATGTATAAAGCAATGACGCTTAAAAACAAATTTAAAAGGGATATTCACACCCTACTTGGTGCTGTCAACAAAGAATTTTTTCTTGATGTATCTCATCCAAAACTTTTTAAAAAAGTTAAAAGATATTACAATAATAAAGAAAATATAGAATTTACTGGCAATCACTATGAGGATTATGATATAATGATGGAAGTTATACTAGAGGATCTCTCATGAATGTAATTCTAGAACGTTTCCCATACCGATACATTGAAATGGATGACTTACTTCCAAACGGTTTTAAAGATTATCGTATCCAAAAGTTTAATGAATCAACTCAAAGATGGAGGGACATGTATCTTTGCGATAATTTTATGCAAATAGATACAGCAATGGAGGATTTTGAATATACTAAATGGTTAGATCCAGAAGATGTCCCCTGCTATACCAATACTAAATAAAGAAAATTAATAAAACCATGGCAGCAAAAGGAAAAGCAGCAAAGTCTGCAACAGGTGCTTCTATGTCAAAATATGATGTAGAGGTAGAGGCAAGACTCAAAGCATTGGAAGAAGCAGTCGCTGAATTGAAATCACATACACATGATAGTGATGCCAGTAGCGATCATGATACACTTGTAAGTATGATTGAAACACTTCACGATGCCTTCCC